GGGATGCCCTCCCTTACCGCCGTCTCCACCGGGGTCGGCGCCCATGAGTGCCGGCAGTTGTAGCCGCCGCAGTAGTCGTCCGCCGGCAAACCCTGCCCGTTGTCCAAGCGCGCCGGGTCGGTGACGGCCTTCCCCACCCACGCTCGGCAGAAGGGCCGGTTTTTGGCGTCGCGTGGACCGACGTAGACGTACACGAGGTCAAGGTCGCCCTCGACTGCCTTGGCCGCTGCCATGACGCTGTGACGGCCCGCCGCCATGATGGCCGCGTCGACCGCCGCAGACGCCCGCTGGTAAGTCGTGGCGAGCCGGGCGCGTACATCCTCCACCACGTCCGCCAGCGAGCCGCCAGACGCGATACCGCGCGCCACAGCCTCACGCATCTCGGGGATGGCGGCGCGGAACGTGGACACCACCTCGGCGAGTTGGCCGTTGACGATGCCGTCCAACTCCTCCCGAACGCTCAGAGGTAGCGTCGCAGGGGGAGCACCCAACACAGCGCCGACGGCCTCGATGGCACGCTGACCGACGACAGACGCCAGCGTCTCCCCTTCCTGCTCCAAACGACGGCGCACCTGGGAGAGCACAGCGGCCGACGTCTGGGCCTGCCGACGGACGAGGCTGTCCTCGCCGGGGAGCGTGTCGAGGGAAAGCATGATGCGGAGCAGGTCACGCTCAATGGTCACCTCGAGACGTCGCAGATCCTCGACGGCTGCGTCTGCGACCACACCGGCGGCAGCGGCGCCGCTCATTGCTCAGTCGTCTCCCGTGGCGCCGTGAACGGCGAGCCAGCCAGCGCGCCGGGCAGGCTCACCCGAGGTTGCGCCGTCGTGCGGATGCTTTCAAGGTAGGCCAGCGCCGAGGCGCGGTCCTTGTCCATGCCCAGCATGACGCGGGCGTCGGCGTCGTCGATGATGCCGGCACCCTTGAGTGCAAGCACCCGGTCAACCTTGGCCTTGTCGTCTTCGTAGGTCTTGCCCGTCGACATGGTGACGCGCGGCATGGCCCCGCCGAAGTCGGACGGGCTGTCCGCGTCGAATCGGGCGAGAATGTCGACGAGGATGGGCCACAACCTGTATTCCTCGAAGCGCCGGAAGATCGGGCGCATCTCGGCGATCCGCTGCTCATGAGGGGCGTTGGCGATGATGCGGGACACACCCGACTGCGGCGCACCGGGCTCGACGGCGTAGGCGTCGGGGCTGTTGCCGCGCGAGACGCCCAGCTCTTGCAGGTCGCGGGTGGCGCTGGCCTCGATGGCGGTGTGGTCGGCGCCGGGGACGAGGTATTGAATCGTCTCGCTGGAGCCGATCTGCAAGACGCTGCCGGGGCCTCCCACCAGTTCGTTGGTGTCGCGCAAGCTGCCCGTGTAGACCGTCGTCGCGTGGGCCTGCATGTCGATGACGTGCTGGCGGTTGGAGCGCGCCACGTTGAGGGCGTCGACGTTGACGATGACGTCGCGGTCAGGCTCCGGCCACATGCCACCCTGCGGCGCCTCCGTGCGCAGGAACGCGCCGGGGAAGAGGCCCTCATAGACCTCGGACGGCGTCGCGATCTTGCCGTCCTCCGACACCCGCCGATGTGACCACGCCCCGAACGTCACGGTGCCGTCGTCGGCCTCGGAGAACTCACGCGACCACACCCACCACACATCGGCAGCGGCCTCGGACTGTTCGCGAGCCTGGCGGATGGCGCAGAACCACATGGCGCGCTCGTCGTCGGGGGCGCTGTGGTGGCAGATCGTGACGACGTCGTGGGGCCAGTAGACGTGGGCCACCGGCTCACTCATCCGGAAGCCCAGCAGCACGAAGACGCAGCGGGCGCCCGCGTTGGCCCGGCGCTCCACCTCGGGCATGAGCACATCGGCGCCCACGTCGTCGAGGGCGTCGCGGAAGGCGATGGCGCGCGGGTCGTTCTCGTCGAGGGGCTCGCCCTCTCCTTCATCGCCCTCGACAAGCTCGCGCTTTGGCGGCACCTCGTAGACGCCGCTGTCCTGCCGCGCGAAGAACCGCAGCCAGTTGACCGGATCGATCGGCAGGTTGTCCGCCGTCTTCGGGTACCGCTTGCGCAGCGCGTCTTTGACGACGCCCTGCTGGTCACCGGCATAGCGCACGGCGATGGCGCGGACGACGGTGTCGTAGTCCGGCGCACGCTGTCGACGCCCGATGGTCAGGAGGTCTTTCAGTTGCTCCGGCGACCACACGCCAGCGTCGTCGCGGATCTGGTCAATGAGGGCGTCGCTTGCGGCTTGGGCGTTGAGCATGTCTCACCCTATCACGTCAAGCCCAAAGCGAAACAGTGCCATGTGGCGCGGTTTCACGCCGACTCGTAGCACTCCGACGTCAGCACCCACTCCACGACGTCAGGCCGCATCAAGCGGCACTCCAGACACCGGCCCGTGTAGCCGGCGCAATATTGGTTGTCGACGTCGGCGCCTTCGCAGTAGGACGGGAAATCGGTGCGCGGGATCTGGTTTCCCACGTCGTCAGGCACCTTGCACTGTGGCGGCAGCGGTTCCTCGGGCCCCGACGGCGCGGGAGGCTCGTAGGGCTCCGGGCTGGCGCAGGCGGCGAGGGTGAGCAGGGTGAGGGCGGCGCAGCGCATGCTTCAAGCTACGCCACCGGTCCCCACTCGTCCATGACGGACGTCGGCGTCGGGTCAGATCCGGGCCGGCGCTGCACCGGGTAGAGCCGATGGCAGACGTAGCCCAGCGCGTCGAGGATGTGGCTCACGTCGCTTGCGCCCGTCTTCTTTTCGGGCTCGCCGTTGGCGTCGAGGGCCTGCGTCTCCAACGCACGCGCCAGCACCGGACAAGCGTCCACGTCGACGGACAGGCGCCGATCGCGAAAGAGCACGTTGACGGTGTTGACGCGCTCCATGATCGGGGGGTTCCGCGTCGGCGGGTCAGGCCGGAAACCAGCCTGTAGCAGCAGGTGGACGTCGGACAGCGTCGACGTCGTATGCAGGCTCTGCCCGCTGGCATCGGGGTAGGCGCGGATCTTCATGCTGAAGACGTCCTCCCGCGACACCTGCCGGCCACGGGTCCTGGCGATGTGCGCCATGATGGCCCGCGCTGCACGCTCAGCGTGCTCGTCCGTCGTCGTGCCACCTTCCTTGACCACCTCGCCCACAACGTGGATGCGGCGGGCCTCGTCGTCGACCTCGGCGATGATCCACTGCATGTTGCGGACGTTGAAGTCGCAGCCGATGACGATGCGGCCCGCCTTGACGACGGGAACGCCGTTGATCTTGCGGTCAAAGCGGGAGTAGACGCGGCCCTCGCCGCCGACGAAGTAGCCACCGCGCCAAACGTGGTCGAACGTCTGCGGGTTGTTCTCGCGGTCGAACTCCATTTCCTTGCGCAACTCGTCGGGAAACCACGGGTTGTCGTCGTAGTTCACCGGCACGACGATGCTGTCCGGTGGTGGCGTCTTGCCCCGCAGCAGGGTGTCGACCGCGTCCTCTGGGTGGAACGGGTTCCATGTGAACCACAGTTCGCTTCCGGGCTTGCGGATGGTCGGGCGCAGTAGCCGTAGCGACTTCACCGACAGGCTCTGCGCCTCCTCGACCCACGCGCGATCGTAGCCCTCGAGGGACTTCACCGAATCCGCCGTGTGGTCTTGCATGCCGACGAAGATGATCCGGCCCTCGCCGTAGCGGGACAGGATCGCCGTCTTCTGAATCTCAAAGTAGTCGTCGACGCCAAGCGCAGCGATCTTGGCCTCGATCAGCCGCTTCACCGACTGGTCGAGGCTCTTCTGCACCTCGCGGACACACACCGTCGACGTGTTGGGGTCGGCGACGTGCTCCTCGACGACCATCGTCGCGAACTCATGCGACTTTCCGCTACCGCGTCCGCCGTATGCGCCTTTGTACCGGGCACGTCTACGGAACGGCAGCGACCATCGGGGGGTCGGGATATCAAGTGTCCGCATCGCCCGCCGGCTTGTCGACGACGAGGCGGCGGATCATGCCAACGGCCATGTCGCCGGAGACTTCGACGCTGTCCTGGACCTTGCCATACAGCCGATCGACGATCTCCTTTGCCGCATCCTTGCGCACGCGGTCGGAGCACGACGCCGCAAGCTCCAGCGCGGCAGGCGGGTCGCCCTCCTCCGCGATGCCAGTCGCGGCTGCGCACAGCACCCGCAGCGCGGGCTCGCCCTTGTCCTTGAACCATTGTGGGAGGGGCTTGCGCCCGCCGAGCTTGTTGCCGGCGAGGAACTTGCCTCCCCCGTCTCGGCTTGCGCCTTCGGTGGGGTTGGTCATACCACCCATGGTACAGACCACGTCACCGGTACACAACCGTTAGACCGTGCAACTTGGCACAAAAACCAAACCCCCCACCCACACCATGTGAGAAGGGGGCTTGTCGCGCTGCTGTGCCGCTGGGTGAGCCTACTCGGTCACGGCCTCCGTGTCCACCGGCTGGACGTTCGCCAGCACCTCCGCCGTGTGCTCGCAGCGGTGCTCGAGCTCCGCCACGCGCTCCCGCAGCGCCTGGTTCTGCCGGCGCAGGCTTTCCACCTCCGCACGCAGCTGGTCCAGCGCGTAGGCGTGTTCGTTGGCGAGCCGGTGTCCCGCATCGGCGAGGCGGGCGATCGCGGCGTAGCAGGCGTTTTGGGCGGTTTCGATGTCCATCTCTCTCCCCTGTCGAAAAGCCCCGGCGAACCGGGGCGGTGTGGGTGGTTCAGGCGCGGCGCATGCGGCGCAGGCGCTCCCGGAACCGCTCGGTTGCGGCCGCAACCTGCTCATCGGTGAGTTCGTCGTCCGGCGCTGGCGGAGCCACCGGCAGGTCGACACACCGCCGGGCGGCAAAGTACGCCTCGCAGGCGAAGAACACGCCGGCCCCGCACTCGAAGCCTTCTTCCTCGCTCTCGTCGACGGCCTCGGTCAGCTTGTCGCCAGCCTGGATGCACGCCTCCATCGCGGCTACCTTCGCGCGCAGGGCCTCGCACTCATCTGCGAGGTCGTCGGACATCGACAGCGCTTCGCGCAACACGTCGCCAAGTTCGTTGGCGCCGTAGTGCTTGACGCGGTCCCATTCCTTCTCGGCATTGGCCCCCATCAGTTCATCCCCGCCGCCATGGCCTCGGCAAGTTCCTCGGCCTGCGCACGCTCCTTCAGGCGCTTGCGCGCCTCCTTGAGCATCTTCCGGTACTCGCCCTGCGACTGCATCCCGGTGAGCGTGCTGACCTTGATCGTCTTCTTGTCCATCTTGTCTCTCCTCAACCCGGCGTCCCTGCCGGTGATCCCATTCTACACGCACGCACAGAAGTGTCAAGCGTCTAGTGCGTGGCCGCATTGGGAAGCCGGATCTAGTCGATCTGTCTGATCTCCGCGCACCCGGTGCAGACCACGACATGCCCCCACGGGTCCGATCCCGCGAGGTGCGCTGGGCCATCCACCTCCACCGCTGGCGGGTCAGGTTGCCTGCCCTCGAGGCGGGCTTCCCAGTCGTCGGCTACGGGGTTGCAGCTGCACATATGACCTCCCCACAAAAGCCAAGCCCCACCGCGCTAGGTGGGGCTCGACCGCTCCAGGGGGGACTTGAGCTGCACCGCTGGAGGGGAGCAACGGCGGTGGTGGGGGCAGTCTAGGGCAGGCCGGTCGGTGGGTCAAGGGCTGAGAGGTCGGACCCCTTCTAGATGTATTGATCAGAGATCAGAGAGATCTCCTAAGAAAACTCCTTATATATAGGGGCTTCCGTTGTTTTAGATCCTTCTTTCCCAAAACGCAGCAGCGGGTCCGACTTTCGCCGAACCCGCTACCCTTTTTTCCCGTGAAAGAAGAACCCTACTTGGTCTTCAGTGCGTAGATCTCACGTGGGCGCCCCCCTGTAGGCTCCTTTGCTAGCACGATCGTCCCCTCATCGGCAAGCCGATCGACAATCTCGCCCACGAGACGCGCTGGAAGCGCCCTACAGGCCCGCAACAGCTCGGACCTACCCATCGGCCCGCCTGCGGCCCTGATCGCGCCCAGAACGAGCTCACACTGCGCCGCGTGGTCATCCCACGATGCCCGGCGGTTGGCAGCCAGGCTGCCGGAGAAGACCCGCGCAGACTCTTCCGCCAGCGCGATCGCCACCCGAGCGCACTCGCCAGTTACGACAGGCACGTCCGCCTCGGGTTGCGCCAGCGCAGCCAGCACCATCGCCAGCCGGCCCGCAAACTCAGGCAGACGCGCCAGCACTGCCGGGGGCACATCCTGCCGGGTGCCCTCGCGCCGAGCCTTATCCGCGTCGTGCTTGCACTTCGTCAGCAAGTCACGCGCCGCGTCATCTTCCGGCATCGTGACCGGGTCGTAGAGTCGAAGCTGATCCACGCCCGTGTCAACCGTCACAGGGAGGGCCAGGTGCCACTGCTCGTGGCGCTCGCGCACCGCCAGCACCGCCGACCGGATGTCCAGCGGCAGATCGTCATCCGGCCTTGTCTCCGGCGGCTGCCAGTCCGGCAGCACCCACTGTGAGCGCATCCACACATGACGCCCGACAAAGCCGTCCGCCACGTCGACCGACGTCAGCACGCTGTGAAGGCTTTCCGGAGTCGTCGAGCCGAGCACCGTCACGACAGGCGCGATCAGGTCCAGCTTGCCGCCGCCCTTCACAAGCGACACCGCCGGGGACCACTTGTCGGTGCCCTTGGTCGACAGCTCCGTCAGGCTCTGTTTGATGTCCTGCCGGTGCGTCGCCGCTCGAGGCCCCATCATGTTCCCGAGTTGCATTCCATACTCGTCCAGCACAAGGCAAGTCGCCACGCCAGCACCGACGGCCTTCCGCACGCCGTCGACAAAGGCAGGACCGCTGCTAAAGCTGTTCGGCCCGCGCAGCGCCGGCCAGCACTCGTCGATCACCCTCGACAGGCAGGACTGCGGACGATTCTTGCCCTCGCCAGACGACGCCATCGACACGACGTACAGGCTCGAGGTCGACCGGCGATAGACCAACCGCCGGCCCGCCATCGCCGAACCCAGCGCCAGAAGCGCCGCGATCGTGAGCCCAGGCTGCGGATGGTCGGCGCCACGGATCACCCACCCACAGAACGTGTCGCAGAGCCCTCCGAGCGCCCGCACGTCGGCCAGCATGCGCCAGCGCGCCGCGTCCTGCTCGGCAGGCGTCGGTCCCTTGTGCTTGGCCTTCTCCGGCTCCATGATCTCCGGCTCCACGGCCAGCGCGTTGATCTCGTCGACGTAGTAGCCGCTGTCAGACTGCACGATCGCCTTGTCTGCCGGGCTCCGAGGGTGCTCCGCGCCAGCCTTCAAGCCGCGCTCGATGGTACCCCTCGACTTGCGCTCGCTCTCGCCCTCCCATCCACGGGCCACGCTGTAGAGCGCGTCCGCAGCCACACCGAACGACAGATGCCCGGCGCCGCAAATCTGGCCGAGCTTGAACGCCGCACGCACGAGCGCGTGGTTGCGCCCGCCCTTGCCTGTCCGCGCCACTTCGTCGACTTCCTGCCGCAGAGCCGTCTCCGCCCACGACGTCGCCGTCATGGCAAAGGTCTGGCGCGTCAGTGTGATCGCCTGCTGTCGAGGCCGCACACGGTCCACAATCCACGACGGCAACGGCGTCGGGTCAATGTCGTTCGTCCATGTGTAGCCCTTGCCGTCAACCACCGACGGATAAGCCACGATGTAGCCACCCTCGCCGCGCGTGTCGGCATCAGGGCTTATCGCGTTGCGGCTTGACTTGGCAGTGTTGGGCAGCCGCACACCATCCGGCAGCGCGTAGACGTAGTGCCACCCGCCGCCCCTCGTCCGCGCGATCCACGTCTCCGGCAGGCGCGGCATCACCTCCGACGAGGCCGCGTCGATGTCGACGACGTAGATGCCAGACACCGACCCCGTGGCGATCGCCACGTTGGCACCCGGCGTCTTCTCCCACCACGACCGGATCGTAACCTCGTCCGTCGTTGCGTCCTTGCACCCGGCGCTACCCGCAAAAGGGATCTTCGTGCCGGGGCTGCATGGAAACACCGCAAGCCCGCGCTCTGCGTACATGAGAGCAGCTTCAAGATTGGTCATCGTCACGTTGCCACCTCACCAGGGAAGATCGTCGTCAGAGGAAAAGATCTGTGGCGTTGTCCACGCGGGCTGCGCGGCTTCCACGATCTCGCTGCTGTGCGCAAGCCACTTGCTGGAACCGAGATGGTTCCCAAGGCACGACGAGCACTGCAGAAAGTAGAGCCGACGCCCGAGGCTGTCTTCCTTCCATGTGATCTGAACCTGTGCGTCCTGTGTCGAGCACGCCGCGCACATCTCGCCCAGACGCTCGGCGCACACGCGGTCCGCCTCGTTCTCGATCAGACACGCGCCACAGGTGTTGCAGAAGTGCGTGTGCGGCCCGTTGGCGACGGTCGGTCTGAACCCAAGCCGCGCGATCGTCTCCTTGCAGCATGGGGCCATGACCGGGGTCAAGTCGCCCTCGTCGCCGGGCTCGCGGCGCTCGCCATGATGGATGGCGACGACGCGATCCCACTTGCCTTCTTTCTCCGTCTCAATCGCGACGACCGGACGCAGGTGCCCCTCGTCGAGCAACGCGATCGCGTCGTCGACGCTCTCAGGCAGGCGACAACCGACGTGCTCCCCCCACCACCGCATCGCTTTGCGCCACGCAAAGCCGCCTTCCTCGTGCTCGACGCAGACCCACTCCGAGGCAATCTTGCGCCCAAGACCGAACGGCCCACCTGGCGGGTAGTAGTCCATGCGCAGCGTCGGAGGCGCCGTGTCGTCGCCGGTCTTGTAGTGCTTGCGCCACTGGACCTCGCCGACCTCATGCCGCACAGGCGGAGCCTTGGGCTTGATCTCGAGGGACAACGCCGGCAGGTTGCTCGCCTTGTCGTTGGCCTTGCGCTCAGGCGCCGGCCACTCGTAGCCACAGTGCAGGCACGTCCGCGCTGCTGGAGCCTGCTGCGCAAGGCACTGAGGGCACGTCTTTGTGACCGCTTCGCCGGTGCCCTTCTTCCCCTTTGGCTTCACCTTGACGTCGTCGATTGGCCCGTGGCGCGCGATGTTGCCGCCGTAGTCCAGCAGCAGGCAGTCGGCCTTTCCGTCAGCGAGCCGCATGCCGCGTCCGACCATCTGCACATAGAGCGACGGGCTCATGGTCGGCCTGACCAGCGCCAGCACGTCGACGACAGGTGCATCAAACCCAGTCGTCAGGACATCGCACGACGCAAGGCACGCCAACTGCCGGGCCTTGAACCGACCGATGATCTCGTCCCGCTGGACGCGCTCCGTCTCGCCAGTGATCACGTCGCAGGACACGCCACGGATCTGCATCTCGTTCCGCAGACGCTTGGCATGCGCCACGCTCGTGCCAAAGATCATGGCAGACGTTCGCCCGCCGTCGAGGGCGCCCTTGACGTCGTCAGCGACGATGCCGTTGATCTTGTCGACGTCGCACGCCAGTTCGAGGTCACGCGCCGCGAACTCTCCCATCCGGACACCGACGTCGGACAGGTCGATCTGCTCGCGGACGTAGCCCGTCACGATGGGCGACAGCCACCCGTCACGAATGAGTCGCTTCACGTCGACGTCGTAGGCGACGGCGGTAAAGATCGCATCGTCGCCCTCGGTCAAGTAGCCCTGTCCGAGACGGTAAGGAGTCGCGGTGTATCCGAGGATCCGCATGTCCGGGTTGACGCTGCGCAGGTCGGAGATCACCCGCTGGTATGACGTCGTATCCTCGGGGCTCAACAGGTGCGCTTCGTCGATGATCACGACGTCGACGTGTCCAAGCCGCGACGTCGCGCGGACGATGGACTGCACGCCGCAGATCGTGATCTGATCGATCTCTTTCCGTCCAAGACCGGCGCTGTAGATGCCAAGCGGCGCCATCGGCCAGATCGAGCGCACGGCCTTTGCGTCCTGGGTAATCAGCTCTGCCCGGTGCGTGGCGATCACCACGCGGCACCCGAAGTCCTGCACAAGCCGCCGCGTCGTCTCACCAAGCGTGAGGCTCTTGCCGCTGCCCGTTGGCATCACGATCAACGGGCTGGCTGGCTTCTCCGGCGTCGACGGCGCCCGCTCCCAGTACGCAAACACAGCATCCACTGCCTCTTGCTGGTAGTCACGAAGTTTCATCCGATCCTGTCCTTTCCTTTGTGCTTGACACCTTCTATAGGTGCCCGATAGAAGTCAAGGCACAAGAGGAGAACGCATGCAGATCGTGAAGTTGAAGCAAGCCATCCGGCCTCACGCACCCAAGGTGCTGGTCTACGGTGACAGCGGCATCGGTAAGACGACGC